TCACTCGGCGGGCTTGATCTTCCCCGCCTCGCGCTCAGCGATGATAGCTGCGACTTCCTGTCGCAGCCTGTCCTGATGCCGGATTACCCACAGCTCCATACCAGCCCTGCCTGTCCACTGGGTTTCGCAGAGGCGGACGATGTGCTGCCGGTAGTCCCGATGGAAGTCCAGGAATGCCTGCCAACGGAGGTCGTCCACCCTCTGCTGGATCCGGGCCACGCACACGAATTTCAGACAGATCATGTCTGGGGCCTGTGTGTACGTTGCTGCCTTCTGCCAGGTGAAGCCTTCGGGTAGTTCCATCCCGGGGAGGATACGCCTCCCCGTCTCAGGGGCTGCGATCAGGCCTTGGCTTCTAGGGCTGCCAGCCGGGCGGCCAGCGCCTCGACCTTGGCCGCCTGCAGATCGTTCTCTGCAGCCAGCGCCGCGACCATGAAGCACAGCAGCTCCTCCTTGCGGAAACTGTAGCGGTCGCCAGCCTCGCGAGCCGGGGTCAGCTCGTTTCCTTCGTCATCGTAGGTTGCTGGCTCGGCCTCCCACTCGTCGTAGCAGATGAACGAGTAGGCGAACGGGTCCAGCCCATTGGCCTCCATCACCGCGATGGCCGCCTGCACGGTCGGGCCAAAGTGCTTGCGAGCCTCCTTGCCCTCCGGCTCGCAGTTCTCGTCACCGTGCACCCGGTTCAGCCACTTCCAGACTGCCGGGAGACGGGCAATCGCCGATGCAGCCTTGAACTCAGCATCCCGCAGCTGGCGCGGCTCGGTCTTGAGGCGGGCGTCGGAGGTGTTGATCGCCGAGTTGACGCCGTAGTAGGTGCGGAACCTCGCTGCAGGCTGGCCTACGTCCAATGCATTATCCGAATTGGGGATGAAATTTACGTGCGTCCTGACGCCACCAGCAGAAGGCAAAATGGAAAACCTGTCTGCCGAGTTGGTCCTGAACGTCAGGGTGGTCCCGTCAATTCCGTTGAACACCAGGGGCCCCGTCCCGCGATGCGAGAACGTGCTCATGCCGTTTACGCCAGTGTCTCGGTAGAAGCGGAAGTCGTAATCGGCGTTTACGGTCCCTGAGATGAAATCCAGATAGGAAGGACCGTCAGCCGTTCGGCCAGAGCCAATTCGGATAAACCTTGCCGCTGCAGATGCGCCTCCAAGGATCTGAACGTTTGCGTCAACTTGCAGGGTATTGCTGAACGTCTTTGTCCCTCCGATAGTCTCATTGCCAGTCAGGTGGACTACTGCTGCGTCATCCGCTGCACTAATCGCTGCCCGCCCAGCTGTCGCATTGGCAGCAGCCAGCGAAGCAAGCCCAGTGGTGCCAATCACCCCCAGCGTCACCACGTTCGCCGCCGAGAAGTACGGGAAGGTGTTGGCGGTGCCTGCTACGCCGGAGAGGGCGCGGCCGCCTGCGGTGAGGCTGTAGGAGGCCCACGCGCCTCCCGTGTAGACCAGCGCCTGGTCATTGGCGACGGCCACCGACGAGATGCCGGTAAGGTTAGCGTTGAGCGGCTGATACGCGGCCGCAGCAGCGGGACCACTGAGAAGCTGTACAACGGTCCCGCCAGAATCCTTCGTGGATGGGACGCCGCTTGCATCAACGAAAAGGGTGGTCTTGCTGGAGGTCGGGGTCACAGCCGAGGCACCAGCGGTATTGGCAAGAACGAACATCAGGAAACCTCCACAAGGACGCCGTCCAGTTCAATGCTGGAGCCGGTCCCGAATTCGATAGGAAGGGTGAAAAGTGCCTGCTGGTACGCCGGCACAACGAACATCTGCCCGTCTGGGACGAAGTACGGGACGAACCCGCCGCTGCCACCGATGGCGCTGATGACCGGCCTACGCGGGTCCGTGTTGTCCACGTCGATCCCGGCTCCTGCCACAACCTCTTGTACGGCGCTGTCTGCCAGATCGAGCGAGGCCAGCACCTCCGGGGCCAGTGACAGGGTTGGAAGCCCCGCAGCGGCGTTCCCATTGGCCACGTCGATCTGCTGCGCGGTGCCGGTGATCGTGGCGGGACGGCTGCCAGTCTTGCGGCCCTTCGCGTCGAAGGTTGTTGCCAGCAGTGTGCCGGTGCCGGAATCAGGAACATCGGCCAGGCCCAGCGTCACCACGCCATCAGCGCCAACCGTCTTGGTCAGCTCCGCCCCGTTGACGGTGATCGTGCCGGAGACAGGGAACCACCCCTTCGTCCCAGTCGGACCCGTTCCGTAGTACTCCGTAACGCCCGGGCTTGACTCATCCCCCTGCAGGGTCAGGAACACGATCCCATCGGCGGGCGTGCCCTGCACCACCACAGACTGCTGGCCGAACAGGTTGAACGAGGCGCTCTGCCCTTGCTCAAGCGCGGCAACTCGAGCAGCCAAGGCCTCGTATAGCTGCCTAAGCTCAGCATTGCTCTGCTCGCTCGCGAGGCGAAGGAAGAAGTTCTCCCACGCCTTCGTCACGATCCCGCGCTGATCAACAACCGGCTCAGCAACCTTCGGAAGGTATGCCGGATTCAGCATGATCAGGCCACCTTGCCGAAAGCCACCCAGGTGAAGTCCACCGGAGCGATCACCTTCGTGTCGCCGCTCGGCTGGATGTTGGCGTGCATCTGGACTTCGATGCTGTTGTTACTGGACGCACGCGCCATGATGATCGCGGCGCCTCCGAAGTCTGGCGAATAGAACGGGAACTTGGCAGCCGTAGCTAGCACGAACGGGGTTTCGGTGTAAGCGGTGGGGATCGTTACCGTGGTCGCTGTGGCCACGCCACCCGACGCCGGGCATTGGGCTCGGCCCCACTGGACCGCATAGTCACCAATCCGCATGAAGCCGGGTCCAGAGGAGGCATTGGAGGCCGGAATGGCCTGCTGAGCGATCCAGATCAGCGCCGATCCATCAGTGCTCAGGACCTTGTTCGCCGAGCCAGTCGGGTCCGGAACCTGGCGCACATCGCCCCACAGGTAGACCGAGCCGTCATTGGTCAGGAACTTGCCAGACTCCATCGGGGGGAATTGGGCCTGGCCGGCAGATCCGTCATCAACGTCCCGGGTCCAGATGACAGCTCCCAGGCTGTCGGTCAGCCGCACTGAGTAGGCCCCCGAGAGCCAGATGTTCACGTTGGCCCGGCCAGAGCTGTCCAGCGGCACCGGGTTGGTGTTGGGGATCGTCAGGGCAGAGTCCGACCACGTTCCCTTCGGCGTCGTAGTGCCCTGCAAATAGAAGGTGAGGAACCCACCGGCTACCGGCTGGTTGCTCAGCAGGTTGAAATAGACCGGATTCGGGTCGTAGAAGCGTCCGCTCATGGGCTCTCCCAAAGAAAAAGCCCGCACTTGGCGGGCTTCGGGCATAAAAAAACCCGCTCAAGGCGGGGCTTCGGGTGTTCAGGTTGTGGGGGTGGCGCTACAAGACGACGGCGAGGATGCCAATCGTTCCCGTGAAGACAATTCCAACCAGCACGGATATCGCCAGGATTAGGCAGACGCGGTCTGTGCCCTTCTTGGTCATCATGCCTTTAGCTCGGATGTAGAAATTGGGTGTATGCTTACTCATAGTCCTCGGTGGTATGGTCACTGTGGATACATGAAGGGTCACCAGCGCGAACTGGTGGCCCTTCGCCGTTTTTGGGTTCTTCTATCGTTTGTGTTCCGAAATACCCCCTCCCTGCACCCCAGGCTTAGGGGTGGTAGGATTCGGGCCAGATATCCACAGGCCCGGGCCATGAGTAAGGAAAAGTTCGACCTCTCCAACGTCGGCGGCCAGCCGAAGGATTGGATGCAGAAGAGCCATGAAGCCGAGGTTGCATCAAACTGGCGTGAGCCTTGGCTAGCTATTGGCCTTGTAGTTCTTCCGCTACTGATTCTTGGTGGGATCGGATACTTCTTGTTCTCGCTGCTCAAGTACGCTGGCAAGTTCAACTAGGGAATCGTCGCCTGATTGCTGCCCAGCGACTCGCATAGCGTTCAGCGCCCCTGGGATCGCCCCCCTTGGCAGAGTGGTATTGCCGCTGATCTGAACGTCGATACGGTTGAACAGTTGATTGAACGCCTCGACCATCGAGCAACCGAGCAGAGCAACGCCATAGGCCGCTTGATCAAGAAGATTGAGCATGAAGCTCATGACATCTATCTAGCGGAAGGAGAAAGCGAACGGTATGAGGCTGTGCGCAAGCAGATCCCATTCCTCCGCGAATTCCAGATTGAACTGTCATTCCGCAGCGCTTACTTCCATGAGATTCGTGAGCGACACCAGCAGAGCGGAACTCAAGAGCAAGAGGCAGATAGCAAATCAAGGAAGGTGAAGTGATGTCATCGCCATGGGAACATTTCATTGTCGCAGCGATAGCTGCCGCCACCGCACCTCTATGGCCGAAGATGTGGGCGGCAATCAATCGTCACGACGAGCGCAAACGGCTCCGCTACGAAGCCAAGCGTGCTGCCCGTCTTGAACGGAAGGCAGCACGCAAGGCAGCGAAGGAAGCCGCCAAGGGCGACCACCACACCTCAGTCTTCATCCACACGCCGCCTCGGCTCGGGCATGACGGCAGCACTGGCAGCGGGAGCGGCGAGGATACCCAGCGGCCCACCTAGCCGCGCCAAGCTGTTCACCACTGTGCTGCGCGTCTGAGGGTCGGCAATCAAGCGCGCCAGTGCGTTGCTGTTCGCCACACGGCCAGCAGTCACGCCAGTAGCACCACGCAATGCCATGAGCGGCCATGCAAGCGGATTGAGTGCTTGAGCAGAGAGCAGGTTCTCCACAGTGCCGCTGGATGACGGCGCTTTGATTGCCTGCCCTATCCGTGCCAGCTCTCCAAGGTTCCCGCCACGACCCGAGGCCATAGCCGACTTCCCAGCATTGTTGGCGGTGACTCGCCCCATCAGCTGGGCTGGAGAGATCGAGCCATCAGCACTCTTGGCGACCAACGGTTCAACAGTCTTGAGTGCCTTGTACTGCCCGCGCGCCTGTTGCCAAGCCTGGCGCATAGCCGGTTCGATGGACTCATCCATAGCCTCGCGGATGGCATCGCGAACCTGACCGATGTAGAACGACTTCTCGCCACCGCTAGCCATGATCTTGCCGAGAGTTGAATCCAGCGACTTGTAGGCCTGTCCCGGCAGTACCCCGTCCTTGGATTGCCGGAACATCCGGTCGATGGCACTGCCAACGGCGCGCACCGTACCTTCATCTGCAAATGCAGCAGCTTCCTGCTGTAGGCCGCCAAGGCGCTCCATCAGCCCATCGGTGATGTTGAGCTTGGAGTGAGCGGAAAGCTGCTCAAACTCTTGCCCGATACGGGACTTGGCGCTAGCGAACACTTCTGGGGTGATCTTCGGGGCGTTCTCCCCGAACTCCCTCGATACAGCCTGATTGAACTGGCCGACTTGACGCTCCCATGCCTGATTGGCCCCCGACAGGGGCATGCTGCGCAGCAGGTTGGTAGCACGCTGCACAAACGGACTGTTCGACAGCTGCGCCGGAGTCAACTCCACGCCGAAACGCTTGGCCTGGTTGTACAGCGCGGTGATTTCCGGCGTGACCTTGTTGCCCAAGACCCGCAGAGCGCTACCGCCAAGCTCACCAAGTCCGCCACCAGCTGCTCCGAACCCTACGTTCTGCAACCGCTCGGATGTCGAGTCAGCAGCGTTTAGGCCAGAGATTGCTCCGCCTGTCGCTGCACTGGCGCCGACGCGACCCAAGAGGGATGGAATCTTGGCGATGCGGCCAGCAGGAATTGCAAGCGCAGCGTATTCAGTGCCCATTCGCCCTACCTTGGTGGCAAGGTCATCATCCAGCACGCCGCCTGCAAACTGGCCCTGCCCCTGCATCTGTTTGTCATCGGTGCCAAGAAGCTGCGACGCACCTCTGATCCAGCTATCTACCTGTTGACCAATGCCAGTTGCAGCACGCACCGATGCTGGTCTGCTTTCGTAGTCAGCCTTCAGTTCTTCGGGCGTCTTGCCCTGCAGAGGCGCAGGGCCTGCCGCTAGATCGAGCAGCTTGCCGAACAGCGAGCTGGATTCGGGAGATCGGACAGGATTTGCATACGCACCTTGAGCCTGTGGCTGGGACTGCCCGTCATCCAGTACAAAGCCCTCAGGCAGAGGCGGCGCAGCCCCCATGGTCTGCGGCTGTTGGGCCTCTTGGACCAGCTCAAAACCGGGAGGAAGTGGAGGGGTAGCCATTACTTCTTCACCCATTGGCCAAAGCGGAGGTAGAGGGTTTCGCCGGTCTTCGGGTTAGTCGCTTTCTGCGGCGGCCCGATGTTGAGCTTCGCCCGAACGATGTTGTCCACGTTGGCCGCCTTGGCTTCTCGTGCCTCTGGGCTATCTCGCCGCGTTGGTAGCATCGCCATCAGCAAGTCCTGATCCTTATCGGTGAATGTGCCTTCACCGGCAGTTCGGAACATCTCCTTCATGACTGGAGCCATTGCTGAGACGCCGCCCTCAGCAATCTGCTGATCAGTGGTCATCGCAGGCAAGAGGCCTACCAGCGGCCCAGTAGATGCGCCGGAAAGAGCCTTGATCGCCCCTCCCATGCCTTCTTCATACACACGAGCTGCGTTGGCATTGGATCGCGCTTTCGCCGCCTGCTCTGCTTGTGCCTTCACCTGAGACTGACCAGCCTCCTGTGCCAAAGATGCCTGAGTCCGCGCCGCAAGCTCCTGCGGCAGATACTGCTGCTGTACCGCCTGGCGCGCAGCCTCGACAGCCGCAGCCTCATCCTCCTTTCGCCGGCCGACGAGAGGAGTGCCCTGTGCCAGCTGCCCCTGATTCCACGACTGTTGGGTGCCGCTAGCCTGAGAAGCACGCTGGGCGATGACCGCGTCCACCTGTTCAGGCGGGATGCCTGCCGCAATCATCTGATTCGCGAGCGCAGCATCCTGCTCAATTATCCGCTGGCCTCCACCCTGTGGAAGCATCTGCATGGCCGGCCCCTGCGACGAGCCAAGATTGGCGTTGGTATAGCGGCCCGTGCGGCGGTCGAAGGTGACCTGAGTCGGCGTGCCATTGATGTCAATCGTCAGCGTCTGCTGGTTGGATCCGGCATCGTTCCCGCCAAGGACTCGAGTCGAACCATCGCGAAGGATGGCGACGCGCTGCCCCTGATCATCGACGTAGGTGGACTGGACGCCCTGCCCGGTTCCTCCATCACCCATCGCCAGCGCCTGGTGCACAGTTTGGGCATAGTCGGGCTGCCAATCGGGGGACAGCTCCTGCTCGGTCGCAAGGCCTGCGTTGATCAGGCCCGGGCGCACAGCACGCCATGCTCCTGCGATCTCTGCCGGGTTCTGCCGGTCAAGCGCGCCCTTGAGGTAGCGCGCGGCGTTGTACACCAGCGTGCGATTCCGATCTTCCTGGCTCTGGAACTGCTGCTGCTGTGCCTGAGCGGCCTGCGGGCTGATCTGGGCCATCTGGCCGAGCAGCGAGGAACGGTCCTGCGGAGTGGTGGCCGAGTAGGCCTGCCCGGTCAGCATGTTGAGCCGATTCTGCTGGCCGCGCTGGCGCCCGATCTCGCCCTGCTGCTGCACGTAGTCGAGGGCGGCAAGAGGGCCAAAGTTGCCGGTGAGTGCGTTAGCCATTAGGCCCTCCAGCCAGTGAGAGAGTTGAGGTTGTTGCCGAAATTGAAGGCGCTACCGGCGCCAGTGGACGCCTGCCCGGACCACAGGGCGTTCGCTGGGGTGTACGCGCTCTAGCGCCCAGCTGCGTTCTGCTGGATGGCGCCGTTCAGCAGTCCGCCGAGCCCAGCGCCGAGCTGGCTCCAGTTGTTCGCCTGGTTGATGGCCGAGGTGCCGGCGGCGTTGGCCGCGCCCCAGTTGTTGCTGCCCTGTGCGTTGGCGTTGTTCTGCCCTACCCCGGCAATCATCCCAGAGGCGTTCTGGCCCATGCCTGCGAGTCCCATCAGGCTGTTCCTGTACGCGCCCAAGTTCTGCGACGCGATGCCGTTGAGGGCATTGGCGAGGTCTACGTTGGTGCCGCCGCTGTATAGGCTTCCACGGGCTGCAGCACCGCGCTCGATGCCCTGCTGCGCCTGGTCGCGTGCGTAGACGTAGTCCGGGCTGTTCTGGAAGCCGGAATAGTCGCCGGAGGCAAGAGCGTTGAGGCCCGCCAAACCGGTCAGCCCGATGTCCTGATACGGCTTGAGGTCGCCTCGAGCGTTCTCATAGATCAGCTGCTGCTGGGCGTTGCTCGCGTCCGCAGCGTTCTGCGCTGCTCCAGCAGCCTTCTTCTGCGCCCGATTCTGCATGTAGGCAGACCCTGCGGATACGACCGCGCCGATTGCTACAGCTGGCATGTGTTTGCTCCCAGATATCTTTCTTTGGTTAGCTCGAAAAGCTCAACGTCAACGGGCCCGGAGTCGCGCTCCCAGCCATTGGCGATCTCGTGAAACTTGGTGAAGCCGCTTTTCAGCGCGAACCGCCTCACGTGCGGAAGGTCCCGGGCCACTTGAGTGCCGATCCAGTCGGCCCCCTCAACGCGGAACATGTGATCCAGCGCCTGTTTGGCGTATTCCAGCGTCCCAGCCGTCCTCGGCAGGAACAGGGTGTGGACCTCATAGGAACCTGGCGCGCGACGGTGGAAGACGAATCCACCCACCTCGCCGAACTCAATGCCGACGCAATCCGCCCAGCCATCGCCAAAGCGGATCTCGCCGCACCCTTTGCAGGACACGAACGGATAGACCCTCGGGTGGTTTGCAACGGCCTCCAGGAAGTCGGGGGCCGTTGAGATTTTCACTACTTATCCGTCAGCTCAGGAGTCAGCACAGCACCAAGAACATCTGTCTTTCTTGCCGAAGAAGTGGTGAACTCAAAAACGATCTGAACGTGTTCGCCAAGCCTGCGGATCCTGAGCCGCTTCTCATATTCGCCAATCGCACCTAGAGAGCGGTCCTTCCAATTTGACCAGTTGCGGCCACCATCTTTGCTGTACCGCAGCCGGAGGATGTGATCGGTATCGGCCATGTCAGAGCTTCCGAACCAGAATGGTGGTAGCGATGGATCGGCGAACAGCTCCTTGAGTCGGAACGGGAGCCCAAGCCGTCGCAGATGCTCCTCCTGCAACCTCAGTGGTGCAGGCCCAAACAGCTGAAATGTTCCCGCCAATAGCATCCTTTGGCATCGTGTGTTGATTGGATGGGAGCGGATATAGCTTCTCCCCCACTTGGGTATAGTTCACGGTACACGCGGAAATATGGAGTGCATTGACTCCCCACGGGTTAGCCAAGGCAGGCGCGTTGATAGTGTCAACGTTTCCAGTTGCATGAGCGGCTACTGGGGCCTCTGCCAAGTTGAATGACCCTGAATCAATTCGATAGCAGGTTGAACCCCACCCTCCTGAGTTGTTCGCGCTGAAGGTGACGTTTGATGGCTCAGACCCGTCACAGTTCCGGTAGTAGCCACGGACCTGCAGGAAGGGGAATCCAGAACCGGTCGTTGCGTAGTCCTGGGAAGTAAATGCAGTCCACCCGGCTGGCGCCACTATGTTGCTGACAGCACCGGCATTGTTCTTGAAGCAGACCAGCAGAACCAGCCTATCCCCCGAGCTGACTGAAGGTAGTGGGATAGGAGCGCTCGTAGCGAATGAAGATGAGTAGAACCCTTGCCAGCCTGTGACAACCGGGAAAGCCGGGGATAGAGTCACTGTCAACGTGCCAGACCATGTATCCTTCCGGCCAAAAATGTCCTTCACTTCTAGTGAAAACTGGCTTGTTCCTACTTGAGTCGGAGTCCCGCTTATCACTCCCGCTTCGGAAATCGATAGACCTATCGGCAGGGATCCAGAGGAAAGTCGCACTCTGTTCCCCGATCCTCCTGATATCGTAAACGTGTAGCTATACGGGACTTCTGTCTTTCCTGCCTGAGGGGACCCTGAAATTACTGGAGCGCCAGGATACTGAGGCACTGGGCCAAGCGGTGCCTGCGGGACAGTCGGCAGTGTGCCGGTGCCAAAGATCAGCTCGACATTGGGAACGATCAACTGGCTTTGGTTGTCGTGCAGCACGCCAGTCACATGACGGCGGATCATTGGGGACTGCCCTTCAAGGTAGTAGTCCCAGTCGATGGTCCAAAGACGGCCCGTCTGGAAGTCGCCGCCGTACCACTTGCCATCACACTTGACGAGATGGCTCAAACGCCAGCGATCCAAGCCGAACGACTGGCGCCGCGTCCACAGCCCTGACACCACGTCATAGCCGAACGTCAGGCCATCGGGGAAGGTCAGGTAGTAGACCTTGTATCCGCGATCCTCCCACACGTAGGAGATGGCTTCGGACCAGTTGTAGCTCGCAATAGCCTTCTCAAGCGGCTGGGTCGAAATCCGGCGAGCTGAGTAGCCGTTCAGCCGGTACACGATGCCGTCATCGCCGAGCCAGAACAGCGTGTTGTCCAGCTTTTGAACGCTGTGGCGCGATGCACAGCCTCGCGTGATCGACTGTCGGCGGTTCTGGAAGGTTCCGGTGGTCTGCCCTGTGTTGAGGAAGAACTCAGTTGTTCTTTGCCCGAAGACGACAACATCAGGAAGACTTACCGCCAGCGCGACGATCTTGTCCGGGGACGACTCCGCCTCTTGGCGATCAAGGGAGTTGTAGTCGGTAGCGTTTGCGAGGTTTGAATGGAACCAGTACCGCCCTTGGGGCTCAACTCCAAGGATGTATGAATCCATGTAATCCGACGAAATGGAGCCCGGATAGCCCTCATCCGTGATCTTGGTGAAGGTGTTGGCCGAGGTGTCCCACACGTACCCACCGCCGCCCTGCCCGTTCTCAACTAGCAGCTGATAGCCAGTCTTGAACTGATTGTGCGTCATCTGGACGCGGCTGACGCCAGGGATCAACCCGAGCGCATCAACACCGCCACCCACTCGCTTGCGGTAGAGCGTCTGCCCAGATACGAAGTACAGCTGCCCCTCAAGGTCGTGCATGCCCCGGATCGGCGAGGAGCCATCACCCAGCCACAGCGACTCACGCAGGCCAGGGCAGGTTTCCAACTTCCACGGCGTGCGCGTGTCCGGCACTTCCGCCCGAGTAGGCAGCCAGTTAACCGTGTCCTGGCACGACCACGGCAGGCTGTCGTCCTTGTAGAAGCCGCCGATCAGGTCTACGGGGTTGGCGCGCATTAGCGGTAGTACCCCTCATACCACGCACCCCACGGCTGGCCTTGGCCGACCGGAAGATCTGGATAGGAAATACGGGAGTAGTCAGCCGATGCGACCTGAGCGCGCAGGTTGCCCAGCAAGTCCTGCGCCATCTGGAACACATCCTGATCCAGGACGACGCCATACTTGGCACGCAGCCGGGTGGCAAGCAGATAGGTGATGGCCTCTTCCGCTTCAGGAAGCACCGGCATCACGTCATCTGGGACGGATACCGGAGACCAGCCAAGGCTCAGCCCCTCAGCCTCCAGCGTGGTCATCATCAAGTTCAGAGCACGGATCGCGTCCTCTGCATCCTTGGCTTCCGGCGCTTCATCGGCGTCAACGACGCGGAGAAGCAGAAGCGAATCGCGGATGACCTCGCCGACCTTGCTCATTGGGCAGCCTTCGGCTTCGGGCCGGGCTTCTTGCGCTCCTTCACCGGCTCGTCAGCGTCGGCAGACCCGGCTGCAGGCTTCTTGTCGTGAGCAAAGAAGCCATCCTTCGCAGCCTCACCCTCGGCTTCAGCGTCATCCACGATCCGCCACTCAGCAGCAAGATCGCCGCCGAGATAGATCATCTTGGGGTAGTCCATGCGGACCTCCGAAAAAGAGGGGCCGGCCAAGACGGCCGGCCCCGTTGGGCGTTACTGGGTGACGCGGCAGGCGTGATCCGGACGGACGGCTGCAGGCAGGGCGAACAGCACGTCGATTCGGGTGTTTTCCTGGTCGGTGAGGCCGTTACCGAAGCTCATCACGCGGCAGGACACGTTGCCGATCTTGGAGGTATAGCCCTCACACGAAGCCAGCACCGGCAGCGGCACGAACGCCGAGGCGAACGCATCGCGGTGGAACACCAGGTTCTGGACCCGGCCCGAGGAAGCGGTGCCGAAGATCGTGATGACAGCAGACGCGGCCGGAGATGCGGTCACGGTGCCAATCTGGCTGGCGCCGGTCGGGATGATGGCCGGGAAGATCTGCACATTCCCGGCGCCGCCAGCGTAGTTCGCGGTCACGCGGAAGTAGCGCGGGACGCCCATGTCAGCGCCGGTGATCGGATGCACCGCATTGACGCCCGCAATGCTGATGATCGAGCCAGCGGTGATGGCACCAGTGCCAGCGGTGACGGCCAGCGTGTTGCCGGTCTGACCCGCAGCGTTGACGGTGTAGCCAGCGCCCGCGCCGTTGGTCTGGACCGGGAGCGACAGCTGCTTGTGGAACTCCAATCCAGCGAACTTGCCCACAGCATTCTCGCTGAACTCGCCACGCAGCTCGTCGGCGGTGTGGAACAGCGGCGCGTTGGCCTCGGCCAGTGCGTCGTTGGCATCCACCGAGAAGTGCGCGTAACGCTCGTCTTCCGGCGCCAGGAAGCGATCCAGCATCGAGGCCGCATTGCGCCACGGGGTGCGGGTGGCCGGAACGGTTCCCCAGGTGCCGACCACGTTGGAGGTCTGCGAAACCATCGAAGCCAGCAGCACCTGGTTGATCTTGCTGTTCAGCGACGACATGGCCGGACGCAGGAAGCGCTCACGGAACCGGCTCAGCTCCAGCTTCTTCTCCTTAGCGGTGAAGGTCAGCGGGACGTGCAGCTGCTGGTCAACGGTCAGGTTGACCGAGGTTTCGTTGACGGCCGGAGCGGCGCCACCGCCAGCGAAGTTGGAGCCGGTGTAGGTGACCGGGGTCGGCGGGATCATGACTCGGACCGAGTCACCCTTCTTGTAGCCGTTCACCTCTTCGCTGAACTCGACTTCGCGGTCCAGGTTGATGTTGCGGACAACGCTGTTCTCTTCCCACAGGATCTTTGCCGCCTCGCGGGCGATCATCTGATGGGTCAGCGCCTGATTGACGTTTGCCATTGCGTATTCCTCGATTGGTTATCGCTTGCGGCGCTGTTCTCGATCCCGGCGATACCACTCGTCATCAGTCAGCTTTTCCGAGGGGGTCTCCGTCGGAGCGCGACCACTGACGCGGGGTGCCGGTGCGGGCGCCTGCGAAATGGGCTTGTTGGTTGGGGTTGGCGCGAATGCCGGGGGAGCCGTTTCGGCTTCCTGCTGCGGCGGCGCTGCGTCCAGGCGCGATGCGAAGCGGGCGACAGCCCAATCGATCAGTTCCGGCCGGGTGGAGGCCAGTTGGAATAGCTCGTCCTCATTCTGAGCGAGGCGATATGCGATCTCAGGCCCACGCTCGTGGACCATGACCGCCTTCTGCAGCTCGGGGATCAGGAACTGCTGCGGGATGGACCCGACCACCTCTTCAAAATCGGGGTTCTGCGAAGCGAATGCCTGCGCACGATTGACGTATGCCTGCACCTTTTCCTGCTCCGAGCGTGCTGCAGACTCGGATTTCTGCTGCTCTTCCCACTGCTGGCGTGCCTGCTGGACCTCGTAGCGGGCCGTCTGTCGGGCCAGCTCTTCGGGGTCGAAGCCTGCGGTTTCCATCGTGGGCGGCTTGGCTTCCTGCTTGGGGAAGCGGGATTCGATGGCTTCGATGCGCTTGCGCATCTCTGCGTTCTCGCGCTCGGCAGCCGTGGCGCGATTCTTCAGCCCGTCGATGTACTGGCTGGTGCGGTTTTTGCGCTTGGCGGCCTCTTCCTCTGCCTTCTTGGCCTCGGCCTCCTTTGCCTTGTCAGCCTCCTGCGTAGCCACCTGTTCCTGCTGGGCAGCTTCCGCATCGTTCTTCGGCTGAGTCGCGGGCAATGCTTCGCCGCCACCCTGTTCAAGGGTGTTGTTCTCGTCGCTCATGTCTTCCTCTCGGGATTCGGCCAATCCGGGCCGATGCGGTTAGGCGGGGTAGCCGCCTTGGCTTTCGGGAATAAAAGAACCGCCCGGAGGCGGCTGTTCTTCCGGCCTGGGTGCCGGGTTGGGCGGTGAAAGCCCCATTAGGGACATCGCCGCCATATTCTCTAGCTGTTTGCCCTGCGCATCAGCGCTGTAAAGCGCCGTCTGCGCACGGGACTTATCTGCATCGGCAGATGCCTTGTCGGCGTCTGCCAGGTCCTTCGGGTTGGGCTGCTGCGGCTCGGGCGGCTGCTCGCCTTCCTTGGGCTTCAGGACACCGCCACTGACAAGGATCTGGCGGAAGGCGCTGTCCACGTCGTCCATGCCAGGCAGGTCCATGTTCTTGATCGCTGAGTAGGCCATGAGCGAGGCAATCGGCGGCGGTAGGCCCGGACCCATCTGGCCTAGCAGGGTCGTGAAGGCATCCACCGCCTCCATGCGCTGCGTCGCGAAGCTCGGGCCGACCGTGATCGTCACGTCGTACTTGCCCTTGCTCAGGTCGTTCAGCGTGATGGTCTGGCCTGTCTGCGGGTCGACTACGCTCTGATACAGCTGCTTCCACTTCTCGCCACCATCCGGACCCAGGACGCGGACCACTCGAGGCGTGTCGTACACGCGCGGGATCATGTCAACGAGGATCTTGTAGGTGTAGCGGATGGCGTAAGCCAGGTTGTCGATGTAGTTGAACGTGGCCGTGGCGCCCTGCTGCTGCCGGGCCAGAATGCCGCGACCGCTTGTCTCATTGGACCGTGCACCAAGGCTGGCGTCATAGATGCCGGTGTTGGCCTTGATGTCCTCGTTGTCGAGGGCGGACAGCTGCAGGAGCGCTGCTGGGATTTCTGCCTGTGTTGCACGCTGCGGCATGGCTTCTGCCTCGTCGTGCACCGGCAAATATGGGTAGTCCTCAGCGTTCGCGTTGCGCCAGAACCTCTCGAATCCCTTGATCCACTTGCTTTTGACGATGAAGGGGGCTTTTGGCGACTTCGCCACGGCCTCGATTGCGGCAGTGCGGTGCACGTTGTGCAGCCTCTGCTGGTCCTTGCTCGGGCGGACCATGCCGAACCAATAATCCTGCCCGTCAATGCTGGTGATGTTGCCCCAGCACGGGATGATCGGGATGAACTTGGACGGGAACTCATACGGATCGGTCAGCCACTCGTTGCCGTTGGTCATCCGCATCTTCACGACGTGCGAATCGACCTCTCGGCGCTTGGTGACGGCGATGCCCTCGGCGGCCAGAATGGCCTCAAGCGTCATCGCGTCGGTCGGTTGCCCCCGATCCTTGGCGCGCTTCTCAAGCTCCTCCACCGAGACAACGGCGCCATTGGATAGCGCCCACATCTCGACCTTGATCGGGTCCTTGTACCAATACTCTGCGATCAGCACCTGATTCTTCTCGCGCCAGGTCACGCAGTCGTGGTTGTCTTCCCAATCGGAGACACTGGCTTTGGGCCAGCGGCGCTCAAAGTCGTCCTTCGATACCAGCTCTTCCACGAAGGCGAACCCAGCATCCGAGCGATCGATCTCGATGGCCGCAGGGTCGAACTTCACCGCGAACGGGTTACGGATCGGCTCGATGAAGATGTCCTGCTCAAAATCCTCGTCGTTCAGGTAGTCAGTGCAGATGCGCCACGCGCCGAACCCGCCCTTGACCGCGAAGTCGTAGCCGATGTCATAGGCCTGGTCGGCATTGCTGACCGACTCTATGTTACGGCAGAGGCCCTGCATGATCTCGGCCAGCCCTGCGTCGCCCTCTTCCGTGCCCCGAACCTTGCCCTGCGGCCGGTTCTGGCGCATCTCGTTGACGACCTGGCGCACATGCGAGGCCAGCTTGGGGAACTCGTACGCCGGCCGATCACCTCGCCGCGCCTTCAGCTTCTCGTCCCACTGCGCGCCCGGAACCGTCACAAAACGAACGTCGTCGCGGGCCTTGTCGTACAGCTCCACGCAGGCTTCGGACGCAAGATCCCTGCGCTTGAGCATTTCAGCCAGCGCATCGTCCCGCTTCTTCTCGGCCATCAGTAATCCGTCGTGTAGTTGTCCAGGGCCGACATGTCCGCTGCGGCGGCCACATGCTTGCCAAACGTGAGTGCCAGCGAGTCAGCCCTATCTGGCGACTTCACGCCGCGCTTCTTCGCGTCATCCTTCGATTCGATAAGCCTCAGACCGTTCCGGTAGAGGTACTTCAAGGCACACAGCTGAGATTTCAGCTCGCCGTCATTCGGCATTGCAGCTGGCTCGTCTTTCAGCCATTCCCGCATCGCGTCCCACATCTGGGCACGGAGGTTGTAGTTCACGCCGTCATCGACACGGACCGCGCTGTTGATCCCAACAACCTCGATCTCCAACGCTGGCTCCGCGTCTACCAGCTCCTTGAGCCGGTCACAGACGCCAGCGCCGACGCCGATAACGTCCACCGCGATCTGCTGCGGCTTCTCAACCTTTGCCTGGGCGAACACCTCGTTTGCGAGGCTCATGGTGTCGATCTGTCCCCACTCTTGCTGGGACAGGGCAACTCGACCGCGCCGCTTGGTCAGGACTGACTTGTCGTCGCCGAAGCGCGCCACGTCTAGGCCCCATTTCGCAGGCCCAACCGGCTCGACCTCCCAGACGCCGCGCCGCTGAGCGCTATCCACTAGAGCGCCGGGGATGAAGGCATCGGTTACGGACGCCTCGTAGTTGATGTCCACTTCCTGAGCCAGAACGACCGGATCCAGCGATTCTTTCTGCTTCTCATACCATGCCTCGCCCTTCCTTGGGTCATCGCGCCAGTGGAAAGTGAAGACTTTGATCCTGCCGCCCTTGCGCTTCTTGTAGAACGGGTTGCCAGCACCATTGGGCGTTGACACGTCACCCTTGCAGTTCGACGTCTGGGACAGAGCTGCATCGATGATTTCTGGCCGCTCGTAGAACGCCGACTCATCCTTGAAGTAGATGGAAGTGCGGTTGCCTCGGCCGATGTTGTCTCCAGCCTCGCCAACGATTGCTGCGCCGTTCTCAGGGTTCATCACCCTCATGAACGGGGCGCATGTCTTCTCATTCCACCCTGTCGGCCTGAACTCCTTGGGCAGAAGGCTGATGAAGCTGCGGATCTTCCAAAACAGCGACTTCGGATCGCCAAGGTTGTCTACGTACTCTTCCTTGCGACTGCCAAATCCCACCACCGTGCCAGGGTGGAAAAGCCACATCCACACTGCGAACGCCACACAGAGCCAGGATACGCCCATGTCGCGTGACTTCTCGGCCAGCCAGTCCTCGCGCTGCTTCCAGCGCTCATGGACAAAGTCGATGAACTCGCGCTGCTTGGGGAACAGCAGGAACGGAACCGTGGTCGGCATCCCAATCTCTGCATTGCGGGGGTCGAACGTCATACCCCAGTCGCAGATGAAGTCTGCAGGCCGGTCAGCGTAGTACTGCTTCAGCCCATCGATAAGCTCAGGCTGTTCGCGCAGGCGCTCCAAGCGCTCAGTTCGCTGTGCGTATACCGCCTCGTAGTCTGGTGCGCTCCAGTCGATCTCAAGCATTGATGAGGCGCCTGTAGGCCTCGTCGGGCGAAATGTTCACGTCGTGCTTGTGATGAACAGGGCCACCGCCTTCCCCGACATGTTCAGTCCGATTCAGCTTCGGCGCAGCGTATTCGGCCAGCTTGCACAGCAGGTCCAACGCCTTGGCCGGGTCAGGCTTGCCGTTGTCCGTGCCGTCACCCTCAGCCACCGTAGTCAGCCAGCGCGCAACGTTCTCGCTGTTGTCCTCCAGTAGCTTGCGGACAGTCTCGCGGAACTCGGCCGTCTGCTTGTTCGGGGTGCCCTTCTTGCGGCCTCCCGCCTTCACTCGACCCTTAGGCGCGCCCATATCTAGACTTATCCACAGTAGTTATGCCGTCGCCACCAACTGCGTCGGCCCGTTGATCCAGTTGTCCGGCTGCATGTAGCGGGCTGGCAGGACCTGAATGACGTGGTGGGCAACAAAGCGCTCACCGTTGTCGAGGTCCACTGCCAGGCGGATACAGGAGATTCCGTCTACCTGAGCTGTGACCATGACCTGGCAGGACCGGCCGCTCGCGTCGATAGACGGGCTGGCCATCACTGCCGGGTAGTTGTCCCAGGTGTTCCACGTCGCCTTGGCGATCTTCACGCCAGCAGGCAGCGCGCCATTGAAGTCAGTGACCAGTGCGCGGCGTTCCGGCGCGTAGATGCGAGCTTGGAACACGCGGTCGCGGTTGTAGCCACTGACTATGTTGCGGGTGGCGCGGCCCATGTCACTCACGGTCAGCCCTCACCAAGGCTTGGAGCCCACGGACTTGGGCGTCGCATTGGGCAGCGGCTCGAACAAGATCGCCCGCACCTTCTGCTCTGTCGTCGGCGGCACCATCAGGCTGGCTGGAGGCGGCGGCAAGGTCGGACACTCGGGCCTCACAGCCTGCCCAGCGCTGCTGCAGGCGGAGGTTGCCAGCACGGAGCTGATCGCCAATGTCAGAAGCTCTTTTCTCAGCATCTGCCTTCTCCTGCTCGTACTGGGTTGCCACTGCCTCGGCCCGCTTGACCCGCTGGCGCTCTACCGCGATCACGGCGATGGCGTTGTCGCGCTCCTGCTCGGCGACTGCCTTGGCCGTCTGTGCGTGGTCCCGAGCGCGTTCAGCCTGAGCCACTGTCCCGCGCTGCCACACGGCGATGCCTGCCAGGAGCAGTACAGCTCCCAGCAGGACACGGGACAGGATGCTCACGTCAGAAGGATTCCGGCTTTGCCACGGATCGAGTCAGCGCCATCAGCCCAGTCTGCAGGTCAGTCACGCCGATGCTGATCCAGCGTTTGTCGGTCGATTCCGACGCCTTCAGCTTGTCGATGAGAGCGCCGAGTTCCTCGCCTTTCGCCTTAATCTCGTTCATCAGGTCGATCTCTGCCTGACTCAGCTCTCGGTAGCCGGTGATTTTGCGGTGCTGGTTTTCCATGAATGAACCCTCAGAGAACGCTTCGGTTGTTGATGCTCTGGAGGTCGCTGAGGATGCTCAGCAGCAGGGCATTGTGGCCTTCGATAGCTTCGACCAGCGGAGCCTGAGAGGCCTGCGGCTCACTCTGCTTGCAGGCTTCGCCCATCAACCGCTCCGGCCCAAGCACCTTGTAGAACGCCTCGCGCGTGCCAATTACCGCCGTGGACAACTCATCGAGCAGATTCCGCTGGGTACGAAGCAGCGAGTCCACGCGGGATTCGGGATTTGGGGCAATACTGGTAGGAATTGAATTCATCATGATTGATTTCTCAGTTGGGCTTACGCTGGCTGATGAACTTGGCGATCAGGCCGACACCGGCAACCACCCGGATCGACCAAACGACTGCCTGCGGCATTGCCTCATCGGCCAGCATGCCCAGCGAGTTGGCGGCCTGGTACAGGTCCGGGGAGGCGACGAGGACAGCCAGCGCCCAGGTGCTGTAGTGCTTGAGCGTGTCGCGGATCGGCATCAGGCCACTCGGCAGAAGGCCAGAACGTGCCGCTCGCCTACCACCACCAACAATGATGGTCTCTTCTTCACTCGGCATCGCTCTTGTCCTTGTCGTTCTGGGGCTTGAGGATGCCCGTGTTGATGTAGGCGCGAATGGCGTTCTCGCCGTCGCGTCGTTCTCGGAGCTGGGCTCGGATCTCGGCGCGGTCGCTGACCATCCATAGGCCGGCAATCAATCCGGCCACCAGCATCATTAGGCAGCAGGTTACTGACACCCATACGCCGACGCCGCCTGCATTGACGGTGATCGTGGAGGCGCCTCCGTAGATGCCACGGCTGTTCGCCATCACGTCCCTCAAGTCGCCAATGTCCTTTGCCAGCCGGTCAAGGCCATCGTCCAGTCGTGAAGGCATCACCGGCCACTGCCCTTCATCTCACCCTTGATCTCAGACACTGCCCTCAGCAGCTCCGTACAGGTGCGGCCAATGGATTCCATCGTCTGCTCGATCTTGACCAGCTCCGGCTTGCGGACGAACTCATCCGAAACTAGAACTCGTAGGTCTGTGATGCGCTTGGACAGGCTAACGATGTAACCGAGCCCAAATACAACCAAGGGCATCAGGATGCTGACCGCAATGGATTGCCAGTTCATTCGCAAAATACCCTTTGCTCGTCCACGCGCCGGTTGGTCAGGCCCTTCATGACCCGACCGCCAGCCCGGTTCCAACGGGTGAACTCCGCAGCAGCGCCGGCCACGTCCCCGGCGTTGAACTTCCGCAGCAAGGTCGAGTTAGCGAATGCCTTGGCGCCGATGTTGTAGGCCAGGCTGGTCATAGCCCCGATCTGGGCATCAGTCGCTGGCTTCTTCACAACCGACTGAACGCCCTTGAGGAACCGGGTCACGTCCTGAGCCAACCGCTCATCTGCCTGCGCCTGCGTCCACTTCACGCCCTTGGCGATGCCGGGTCCAGTGGCGCCATAGCCGATGGTAAATGGCTCCGCGCCAGTGCCGGGATCCGGGTATGCCTCCAGCCTGCACCCTTCCCACTTCTTCACGAGGGAAACGGCATAGGCAAGGGCAGACACAGGATCCTCCGGGCAAAAAGAAAGCCCCCACATTTCTGCAGGGGCTACTTTGGTCGCGCGTAGGATGACACCTAAAACAAGGTCAGGTCACGACCTCATGCCATCTCGGGCATGGCGCGCACGCGATGATATGAGAATGCCCCCGGAAGTGCGCGGGGCGCAACCGCGCACTTATGCCGCGTCATCCCTGTTCAAGGCTCGCCACATCTGGCGCCCAGCCTCGGCCTCAGCATCCTGCATGGTGGTGTAAACCCAGTCGACCACGCCAGCCCACACCTCACGATAGCCGGATTCGCTCATCCCCATGTCCTTTGCGCGGTCCCGATTGGATGACCGCTCCATGCCGAATAGATCGCCTACAGCGACCTTCACCACGTCCTCCAGCCGGTCCTCCATCTTTTCCGGCCAGCGCCGGGCACGCGCCTCATCAACCTTGGCGTCCAGTTCGGCTCTTGTCCGGAAATCCAAAGCCTTCCGGTGATAGCGAGCCAAAGAGACCACTAGGCCGCGCTCGACCTTGGCCTCAATGTAGGCTTGCTCCCGGGCTGACCATTCCGCCATAACCAGCTTGTGAATGCGCGAGCTTATCTCCACAGCACGAAGTGCCGCGCCGTCTGGCCACGCACCATACTCCAGCAGATCCCGCCCAAGGCCAGCAGGCACGTCAGACAGCGCGCCAAGGATGTCATGGTTGGTTAGCTCCGGAACGCCACCGCGCCCGGTGTTGAACTTGACCGTCTGTGGGTTCAGACGGGCCAAAAGCTCGCGAACGTCAGTCATTGGCCTTCCTCCTATTGATCTCTCGTTTCATCATCTGCGCCTCAGCCTTGAAGGCTCTGGCCTCGTGAAGGACTTCCCGAACGTCATAGCCCTGCCGGTGCAGGCTGAAAATCTCGTCGGCCAGCGCGTGGTCGAGCCTGGCGACCACCTCCAGCTCCGGCGTCGTGTACTGGCTGAAGGTCGGGATGCTCAAAACTCCTCCCTGAGCCAGCCACCGCCGCGATTCTTAGCGACAGCCTTGAATGCGATGAACCGGAATGGGTACTGGCCTGCAGCCACCTTGATCTTCACGCGCGCGTCGTCGGTCCAGAACCCTTTGACCTCGTGCATCTCCATGACGCCGTCGCCGCTCATGACTGCGAAGTCCGGGGTGTAGAACGTGTTGTCAGCCAGGCGTAGCTTCACGCCTTCGAACCGGAACCACTCCACGTCACCGGCCATGCGCAGGCGCTCCAAGTGCGCGGCGTAGGCCTGCTCGGTCTTGTTCATCTGGCCTGCTGGCATGCGGCCACGGGCGAGGCGGTTCATGCCGCCACCCCAATGCCAAGCATCTTGTTCTGCCGCTCCAGCAGATCGGCGTCACTGCCAAACGCCGCGTGGAACGTCCTGCTGCCATCCATCAGGCTGGGGCCGTAATGGGCCCTCATTTCCTGATGGGTGCAGCCCCAGTTGACCAGCCCCCGGTGGTGCCAAGCACAGAGGCCCAGCCCGTCCATGTGCCCGATGCGCCGGCCGCCACTCAGGAGATGGTGGTAGTCACAGCCTGGGTGCACCATGAAGAACTGCGGGGCGTCGTCCTGCTCGCTGCGGATGACGCAGGCCACGCACAGCCCTTCCTTACAGGCCACGATGCGAGCAGCCTCGGCTGCGGTCGGGGTGCCAGTCGAATGCCTCACGCCGCCCTCCCCTGCCGCCGATGCTCGTCCTGATCCGCCTGTCCCCAGGCATTCTGGAACGCCTTGGCCTTGTCTGTCCCATCGGGATAGGGGCACGAGGTAATCGGCTTGAGAGCCAAACGCGCCGAATAGCCTGCATTGCTCGCCTCAGACAGGCGGCTGCGGTCCTTGTAGCTGGAGAGGTCCATCACTCCCCCTCCCTGGCGAGGTCGGCGGCCTTCCACATGGCCTGCGCAAACAGGAGGCCCTCAACCTGGTAGCCGTCTGAGTAGTACTTCCGGCCCACTATGGAGACGCCGCCCTGCGGGACATACCCGAGCTGCAGCAGAAGCGCGACTTCCGCATGGAGATCCTTGATCGAGTCGCCAATGGCCACGCGATATTCGCCGGCCTCTGCCTTCCCCGCCGTAGTGCTGGTGTCGATCTGTTCGAGGTTCATGCAGCACCGTCCTTCGGCTCGGTGAGCTGGTGGTAATGCGGCATGTTGTCGTAGCCGCAGTCGTTGCACTCCCAGCCCGTATCCAGACTGGGTGAGCCGCAGCGCAGGCAGCGCTGCTCGTCATTGTTGATGCCACCGATGTGGAGCTTATCGTTCATGCTGCCTCCGCAAAGTCGTTGGGATTGAAGCCGAGTCCAAGCAGGACCACGTCGGACCAATGCACGCGCTTGGCCGAGAGTCCTTGTTCGTCGGGGTGATCGCCGATCTGCAGGAGGGCAGTGATTGCCTCCGCTGCCTGCGAGCGGGAGAGTTTCAGGCTGGATCCGCCAAGCATGATGAAGCCCTGTGCACCCTCGCCTCGGTCGATGGCGGGCATCATTCGCCAGCCCAAAATCGTCCCGGACACCATGTGGCGCCAGTCGTCTTTGCTGAGTCGGTTACCGTGCCAGGAAAGCTGAGCAGCCAGATCGCCGCATACCGCATTGAGCATCTTGCGCTGCTTGTCGGTCATGCCGCCTGGGCCGTCCAGCTTCCAGTCGTTCGGAGAAGTGGCGTTCACGCCATCACCTCCTGCAGGTTGTCCATCAGCTGCTGGAAGGTGTACTCGCTCGGGGCTGCACCTTCGGGGAGGATGGGTTCAAGCCATTCGGGCTTAACGCACAACTGCATCCACGGATACCCCGGAGGCGGCATGTCAACTTGAACCATGCCCCTATCAATTCCTCCGTCAGAGATTCGAAGGCTCACTTGATCGAGCTTGGTAATCCTGCATTCGCAACCGATAACCTGGGGGAATGACCCAGCGGCAACGATCCGCACCCTCTGCCCCACGAAGAACTTGCTCACTTTTCACCCCCAATCCAGGTACGGATGAACCAGCGCACGTCGCACAGCTTCCAGCCCACGACTGCGGCGATCTCAGCCACGCTGCAGCGCTCGGCGTGCAGGAGGCGGACGGTTGATGCTTTGCTCATACGGGCATCCTCAGAACCTTGGCGATTTCCTCGAAACGCTTCTTCATCTCGGGGGAGTCAGGGTCAGCCGGGATCGGCTGCTTGGTCAGGGCAAGCTGTTCGCGGGGAGGCATGGCCTCCAAAAGCGAGGACGGGAGCGGCCACTGGCGCGAGTCTCGGCACAGGATCGCGAAGGCCCTACGGAAGCGCGGCGCGTCCAGCTCCTGATCGAACTCCCGGCCCTCAGTGATGGCCTCCAACCAGACGGCGGCGGTCAGCTGGATAACCTCCGCTGCCGGAGTCCGCTCCAGGCCCAAGCACATGAGCCTCTTGAGGCCCTCCGCAACTTCCCGACTGATCCAGTCCACCATTTCCGAATGCCTCCAAAGCCATGAGTGCTTGCGCGGTTTTGCCCATCTGTGTCATCGGCTGGCCCGTTTGAGGCCCTGCCCTTGCCGACTCCTGCGGAACGTCCTCCCACCGGGCTTGGTTGAGGTAGGTCGACCCCATCGGCACGTAGCCGCGACGCCAGCCATCGTCATGGGCTTCCATCAGCCGAACGTGGCCGATCAGCTCGTCGCAGCGGCCATCCAGCTTTCGGCGCTTCCAGGTCTTCTCAGCCTCCTGCTTGCCCTTCTTGTTCGGGTAAGCAGCCCAGAAGTCGGCGAAGCGGCAGCGTGCGGCCAGCGGCTGCACATGCTTTTGCTCTTGCTGTACTTCTTGGAGAATGGTGTCTGGTGACTGGAGAGCATTGCGTTCGTCATGCTTGGAACGTGCGTTCGCAATGCGTTCGCATGACTTCTTCGATGCGTTCGCATCAGATTCCGATGCGGTCGCATTCCACCGTGCTTCGGCACTCTTTCTTGCCTTCTCTTTCTTCAGGTTGAAGCGGGCAATCTCGGCATCAGCACGCTTGTTGTGCCAACCGTCCTCCTCCAACGTGAAGAACTCTTCCAGCACCACCTGGACCGCCTCACGCTCTTCCTCACTGCGAGCGCCAACAAGGCGCTGAACTGCCCGAAGCTCGACCGGCAATGGCTTCTCGTCGGCGTAGTACTTCCTCAGCAGACGGCTGTAAGCCGAATCCTCAACAAAGCTGAGGTGGGCCGTAGCTTGCGCGTAGTCGCCAAGGTGGTGTTCGTAGTAATTCATGGCTCAGGCGGCCTTCGGACCTTCGTCACTGCTGATCGGGAACCACGTGCAGCCGCTGCGGCCATTGCTGGCCGAACACTTGCGGACCATCCCGCGCCGAATGAGGCCCTGCTTTTCCAGCTCGGGCAGGCGGCGAGCCAACATGAAGCGATCCAGCCCGGTAGCACGGGCCAGTTCCAGGCTGGTGAGGCCCGGGTACTTGCTGACCGCCGAAGCGGCCTGCGAGTGCTGCTGAGCCTGAGCGCCAGACGACACCATGTGTGCTGCGGCTTCGTGGCTGCTGCTGGGATCGGTGTAGCGAGCTGGATGGTTCATGTTGATTCCTCAGCCCTTGATTGGGCGGGCGTGGAGCGGGATGACTCGTTCGGCGCGCTGTCTGTCTGATTCCCGCTGTAGCCAGCCGGGTGAGAAGTTGCGCCAGGGGTGAATCGGCTTCTTCTTAGGAGTCTGGGTCGTCACGTTTCAGGGCCTGAAAAGGAACAACGGAGCCCTGCTGGGCTGGGAGCCGGTAGCGCCTATCAAGTTCAGCGCGGGCCGCGTGGATCAGTGCTTCGTGCAGTGGAAGCCCTTGGGCCTCCGCGTATTCCTCAAGCCTTCGGCGCTCATCGCGCGATAGCTGTATTTCCATAGGCCCTCCCCGGGGACTTGTATGGACCTTCAAGCCGCATCGCGGTCGGAGCTACGCTGTTCCAAAGAAGCAATCCCAGCCAGGACCAGCTCCCGCACGAACACTGCGGGCTGACGACCGTTGAAGTTGGCGAGAGCCTCGATCACTGCCTTTTCCGAATCGTTGAAACGGACCTTGATCGGGTTGTCGCGGAGGTGTGTGGGGTCTGCGTACATAGATGGAGCCTTGTCAGTGATGGGTACTTACTTAGCCCCTGCCCCCGCCGTAGCATTGGAGTTGCGACACAACCTCAACTACGACGGAGACAGGGATGAACAAAGAACAAGAAGGTCAGCTGATTGCTTGGGAGGCTTTGGCTCGGGAAGCTATGAAGCTGCTAAGCCAAGAACAGCGGATCCAGGTTGCGAGTCACGCGAGGGGCTACTTGAGGGGCAAAGACGCGGAGGTCGAAGCCGCCGGCACTCGGGTGTTCAGACAGGTGATGTGATCGCTCAAGCAAGGTCCTCCTTGCGAAATGCGATGACTTGGACATTCAGAGACGTAAGCCCAAGATCTCGCCACTTCTGGAGTTGGCCGTCCTTCTCAAGGCCGGCCAGTTCCTCAGAACTTGCTGAGCGCAGCATCATTGAGACTGCGAGCTCTGCCAGCGTCTTCGACAGTTCTGCTCGCAGCTGTGCGGACTCCGCTGCCTGTGCGTGGCGACCTTTCTTGTATCCGGGCAACAGGCGCCACCAGCGCTTCGGCTTGGCGTATGAAGCAGCCCACTGGGAGTCGGAGGCATGCTCATTGATCCACCGCCACTTCTCGTCATGGACATCAGGCAGCACGTCGGGCCCCCTTCTTCTTGGGGGCCGGGCCGACAATCAATTCACAAGGAACATTCATGGAACCGATGAGCCCAGAAGAAACAGAGCAGGTAGCACTGATGGCGTACTCAAACGCCTGGATCACAGATGCAGTCTTAGAAGTGGTCATTTCACATCTCCCAGATCGGGATCAGCTGATCGAGGCGATACGCGAGAGGATCGCGAAAGCTCGAGCAGATTCAGCGCTCGTACTACTGGATGCAGAGGTTCCTCACCTGAGAGAGCATTTCGAGAGGTCGGCTCAGGGTTGGTTGAAGACACTGGAGAGGCTGTCGGGGTAGGAATCCCCTCGAGAGCGCAGATCGCTGCAAAGGTCTTGGTCGCCATCTCAGGCCGCCTTCCGCTTGCGTCGAGCACTCTTGCGCTCTTCGGCGATTGCGAGATCGACCAGCGCCCTGCCAACCTCATACGTTGGGTGCATCAGGCCCCGGCGAATTCGGTTGATGGTCGGCTGGGTGACGCCGACAGCAGAGCCAATGGCCTGCTCGGTCATTCCAGCACTACGGAGACTCTCAATGGCGGCTGATGGGTTCATGGGAGAGGATAGTATTCCGTTCCGAATTGGAATGGAATACCTTTCCGAATTTTGTCCGACGAACGGTATGCCGGATCATTCCGGTATGCATGACGCCGACCTGATCCGAAGCAACATCCGCCATCTCCTGAACGCACGGGGCCTCACTGAGGCAGAGGCGGCAGAGCGAGCGGGAATCAACCAGCCCTGGCTGAACAGGTTCTTGCGCCATGAGATCAAGAAGCCAAACCAAGAGAAGCTCGCGCTTCTTGCCCAAGCGTTTGACGTGTCAGCTCGGGATCTGACATTCGTTGATCTGTCAGGAATGCGGCCTACCCCACCGTCTCAACCTGTGGGATCGGAGCGCGAGATAGTCGCAGCTGCGGTGAAGCTGGTCAGCGAACTGGAGGCCATGTCCCCCGACCCGCTGCCCAAGGATACCTATGCTGAGCGCCTCTATATCGCCATGAAGGTGGTGCAGCAGGAAGGCGCTGACGGGGTCCTTGATGACAGCAACGTGATCGTTGCCCTACGTCGCTTCGCCGCCGAGCTTCGCAAAACTGGGTGAGGAGAGCGGAATGGCGATCAGCGATGAACGTTTGAAGGAACTGGCTACTGAGATGGCGCAGGCAATGGGCATGAAGCCAAGGGATCGGGCCACTCCCACCCTGGTTCATCGTGGGAAGGTGATCGCCTTCCAGCGTGCAGGGATGGATGGGGCTACCCGGGACATCATCTATGCCCGAATTCGGGATTTGGCTCGCATGTACTGGTTGGCATGGCTGATCCGTCAAGAAACAGCACATGTCCGGGGTGTGATTGAGTGCCTCACCGACGAGCAGCTACTTGAACTGAAAGACAAAATGGAACGAGCCAGGGAATGCCGAGTTGAAGGCATCGGGTTCGATGAGGCAGGGCTGGTCAGGGAGCAGATGCTATGAAGAGTAGTTGGCGCGCCGCAGTAGTGATAGCGGCGCTTTTGGGTGCCATCGCCGGGTGTAAGCCAAGCTATGAAGAGCAGTCTGAGGCGCTCTCAAAGTTCACGAAGGGAAACCAAATAGGCAGCTCACCCGACTACTTCCTTGTGAAGTACGGCATGGCCGGCCCTGAACGGATCGCCCTAATTTATGGAATGGCTCCAGACGTAGAGTTCTGCCAAGAAGTGGCAGCAATGTACATGGCAAAGTATCCGCTCAGCACCTACACCTGTGAGCTGGCGAACTAGTAGGTAGACCTTCTACCTACCGTTCGTCGGCCAATCCGAATAATTATTCGGTTCTGTATTGACTGATAATTCGGTTCCGAATATCGTTCTCCCAACGCCCCAAGACACCCAACACCGGGACCAGGGGCTAGGAGACGAAGGCAGTGGACAAGACCTTTGAAGTTGAGCTGGCTCAGGTGTCGGAAAGCAACGCATACCGCTGTGTTGCACACATTGAACGTCAGGAAGACGTTGTAGCGCTCTCGATCATCACTGGATCGGCCTACTACGTCTGGCGCCTCCTCCCCTCCGAAGCCGTGACCATCGGCGAGCAGCTGATCGCTGCTGGTCGTGCGGAGGCCGGGGCATGAGCCAGGAAGTCCTCACCGCATTCCACTTCGTCGCCGACACCCTGCGCGACGGTCGGCCGGTTCCGGCTGACGGCGAGCTGTTGGTTCACGATGGCGAGGTCCGCCTGTGCGCTCAGGGCCTGCACGCAAGCATCGACGCGTTCGACGCCCTGCAGTACGCCCCGGGCAACATCCTGTGCCTGGTGGAGCTGAGCGGGACCATCGTTCGCGGTGACGACAAGGTGGCGGCAAGCGAGCGTCGCATCATCAAGCGGATTGACGCCGAACCGCTGATGCGCGAATTCGCTCGCTGGTCCGCCCTGCAGGTCATCGAGCTGTGGGATGCGCCGGATGTGGTTCGTCAATACTTGACGACGGGTGATGAATCGCTCCGTGCCGCCGCACGGGCCGCCGCATGGGCCGCCGCATGGGCCGCCGCATGGGCCGCCGCACGGGACGCCGCACGGGACGCCGCATGG